GTTAATCGTCTCCCCCTTTCTTTATACTTAGCGACAGTTTAAAAGTATACTTTGGGCAGTTAAATTAGCCCCCTTAAATATAAAAAACGGCCACTACCCTAACCTACAAAGGTACCCAGGCGCGAGAGATATATCAAAGGAGGGTCCCTCACAGCCTATATAAAAAAAATTTCCCAGAAAAATTTACCCCTCAGAGGTTTTTTACTATGGATTGGAAGATTCGCCAAGACCGTCAAGACGACCGTGTTTGGTGCCTTGAAGTGATGTTGCGCCACGAAGGTTTTCTGGACCCTCGGATTTATGCCTGTGCTGACTATTGTACCAGTGCTGGTTTGACAAAAGATGCTAAGGATGTCTTAGCAGCATGGGAAGAGTGGAAACTAGATAATCCGTCAGATAATCCACAAATTATTAATAGGTTATAAGATATGTCCAAGAGATTCACAATCACTATCGAAGAGGATGAGTTTGGTGAGTTAATCCTTCCAATTCCTGATGATGTCTGTGAGGATCTTGGATGGAATATTGGAGATGAGTTAGAATTTGAGGTTGATGATGTCACTGGGAGTTTTACTCTCAAGAAAGTTGAGGAGTAACCTCGGCGCGTCCACAGCGAAAACCACAGTCCACCGCGTTTACACTTAGAATGAAATTTGAAGAAAATCCTATTCTACAAGATATTGATGATAACTTTGTAGCAATTAAAGAATCTATTGATGATAACGCAAAGGCACATGATACACTGAATGAATGTATTACTTCACTCAGTAATCGAATTAAGGAAGTTGAGGACTATGTTGTCACTATTCCCACACCAGATAAAATCTTGTACAAACCTCCTGGTGCAGAGGATTATTTGAATCTAAAAGAAAATTTAGACTACATTTATGCTAAAATTAAAAAACTAGAAGATAGCATTTTGGGAGATAACGACTAATGTCCTGTCATACAGACGGTAGTGCTTGTGGAGATAATTTATTTTTCCCTGCGTCTAGGAATAATGTAGACCATTGTGATGCACGAGTGCCAGGCACTTCTGATTCTGCTACTGTATCGGCAGAAGTTTATCCTACAGTAGAAAGACCAGATAGTCTAGAGAAGTTACCTAGAAATGCTGTAATGTATGATAGTCTCCTTTATAGTCCCTTTCCACCAACTTATAACGGTGGTAGAGACTATACTTCACCGATTGGTGCTTCTGATTATGAAGCTTCCAATTGTGGTAAACCTGTAAGAGATCTGGGTTGTGGTAGATCATACTTTGATTATATTCCTTCTGAGTTGAGTTTTCAGGAGATGGACAGTGATACATGGTTTGGATTCCTGTATGACGTTGGTCCTGATGGTGGTAATGCAGGCACCCCTTGTTATTATCTTGTCACCGAGACAGAATCACGCTCAGGGACCACTACAACGTCCTCTACTAGCATTGATCCTGAAACTGGGGACCCAGTAACTACTACTAGCACCTCTCCTGCTGGTACACCTACAGAAAGTAGCAAGACAAAATGCGTTCCTTGTGCATCTTTTAGTTGCACACCAGTAGAAACATACTGCAATTACAGTTATAATGGTCCTGATGAGACTGGAGATCCCGATTGTCCGTATCCGTTGATCTTTGGTATTGGTACAAACAGCAATAAAGTTGTAGTTACCTACAATTCGTTATCATCTGTTGTGCCTGATGGCGTAACTTCCGTAAATTTTTACGATTCTGGTGATTCAATTGATGAATTAGCGTGGGATCCTATCAGTTTTAGCGGAAACCCTGTTGTAAGATCGCAAAATCCATGGAAAAGTGGTGAAGAGCAGTTTGAAACCTTCGCAATTTTTGAAGGAAATGCTCTAGAAAGCGGAAATGCACAGGGATTACGAGTAAAATGTGCCATTAGACCCGCTCTTTCCAACACAGATCCCGTTACTTTTGTTGGAACTGAGTGGGAATTCATGGAATTGATGGATTCTGGTCAAAATTATGCGGTAAATGACACTTTTACCCTCTCATATTTGCATACTCACAACGATCAGACTCAAACAACACTCACTATTGACATAAAAATTGTCGCTGTTGCACCTATTACTGCGCTTGATCCCAATGCACAAGTGGGATTAATCGAAGAAGGTGATACTTTAAATGGACATGTTGTTATTAAAACCTTCCATACGGATGTTTCAAACTTCTCATATCAGATTATGTACATTGATGGTGACGGAAATGACTTTGTAAAGGACACTTCCTACACTACTGACCGTGGTGCTACAGTTACAGCTAAGGCAGGATACGGAATTACCGACCGCTGTTTCTTTGGCGGATACTTTGAATTCTTTGAAAAATCCGTACAATACACCGTACATGACTTGGATAAGGAATCTCCAGACGTTTATAACATATTTGTGCAACCAGATGTCAATCTTACACTAACAAATGGCGTTGTTACTGGTTATAGTATTGTAAGTGGTGGTGAAAACTGGAATCTTTTGGGCAAAACACCTGATATTGCTGTTACGGATCCAAACAATCCTAGCGGAAAGGTTGCTGTATTGGAGCCAACTTTTACTGGTGGCGTGTTAACTGCGCTGACTATCATCGATGGTGGGTCTGGGTATAGCGCAGATAATCCACCAAAAATGTGGATCTCTAACATTTATACTAAGGATACTGTAGTTTCTTTTGGGGCATCCGAAGACGAGTTTACCGATTCATTTAAAAACCTTATTGATGCGGGGACTTTTCCTGAATTAGTTGATGCTATTAGAAATTCTTCTTCTCATAATAACGAATATAAAGAGTTATTTAAAGAGCAAACTATAGACGTGCCTCGCACTAATACGAGAGTCCTTCAAGATTACAATAGAAATAGAGTTATTGATTTACCCCAAAGATTGTTTAGAAAATCTGAGGTTGATGTTTTAAGATCACAACTTGACCCAGTTGAAGTAACCTTGCCCACAGTTAATAATATTGGTGATTTACAATCAAGTATTGACTCTGGTCTTGATGCACTCAATGAATCGACTGATACTGCTTTGGATAATCTGACTCAGGAAAATGTCCCAGATACAATTAAATACAAAGAAAATTATGTCGAAACTACTCAACGTAGATTCGCAGATATGCCAAAGTCGTCAACGTATACGAAATATTTAATTAAACAATATCGAGCAGATCCTAGAAAGGAAATCACACTAAACGTGACTATTGGTTGTAATGTCCAGGAGAGTGGTTGTACTCACCTGCAAGACCTCTCAGGAAACCCTCCAGTTAACGACTGTCCGCCTCCTGCAGTGGCGTCTTACCCATCTACCAGTACATCTGAGTCTGTTGATGAAGATGATGGTCAGGGGGGCACACAGCAGGTAGATTATACTAATGTTTATACATATACTATATCACCCCTATTGGGTCCTGGATGTCAAAACTGGTCTGCGTCTGGATCAATGCTTATTCGGCACAACTTGACCAGATCCACCGATACTTATGCTGCTGCTGTTGAGGCATACGGCAATCCCTTTGACAATGCTTAACTAAGGAGGTATAATATGGCAGGTCTTCCCGCCGCCCTTTATATGGGATCTGATTCTGGACATGGAATTTGTATTCCTGCTACTGTTCATGCTGTAGTGCCCTGTGGTACTCCATGTGTAGGAGCTCCACCAAAATCCCTTCTTACAATGAATAAGTCTAGTATTTGGCCACCATTTCCTCAGGTGCCACTTGCGGTCATGACTGGTATATCTAACGTTATTATCAGTGGCAATATGCCTATTGTAGATCAAGATCTTTTGACAAATCATCCAGCAACCTGCTCACAACTCCTTAAGTTTACTGGTTGTGAGCCAATTCCTGCAGCAATACCATGTCCAACATCAGTTTTGTGTGCAGAGGACATTGCTGGTGGTGGTGCCCATATCAGAAAGGCAACGGCAACTACTAAATCTGTATTTGTAAACGGAAGACGACTATGTAGAGTGGCAGATCCTCTTGGTCCGCCCTGCCTCTCGAAAATTGCAACAGGATCACCCAATGTTTTTGTAGGAGTTTAATTATGGCAGCTAAAGCTAAAGTTGGTCTCGTTAAGAATGGTTATACTAAGAGTCCTCCAAAACGTACTCGTCAAGGACAAGGTACAAATTCAAAACCGAGAGGATCCCGAAAATTGCTTCGTGGTCAAGGTAAAGGTTGAATCTAGGGGAGCAAGTCTCCCCTTTTTATGTGCTAAAATTGCCATAAATAGATTCTAGGGATAGCAACCCCTCTAAAAGTTCTGGTTAACAGATTTTTGGAGTTATGGCAAATCATCCCGTCCCAGATAATGTACCTTCAATGATGGAAAACGATTTCGGCACAACTGTATTAATTACAGATCCACGATCGGATGCTTATTTGAATAAAGCAAATAAAAAAAATCCTCCAAAGGATAGACTTTCAAAATGGTGTGGTGGTAAGAATGGATTCGACGACTATGTAGAAAGATGGCATTAAAACCTATTACTGGTAAAGACTTTAAAAAGTCAAAAAGTTTTCAAGATATGTCTATGGGTTTCTTAAGAAACCCATTTACAAAAGATATATCTAAAGTGGTAAATGATGATGCCATTAAGCAATCAGTAAAAAATATTGTTTTAACAGGACCAGGAGAAAAATTATTTAATGGAAAATTTGGATCTACCGTATCCCAATTGCTATTTGAGCAACTGGATCCATTTTTAGTTGATACAATTCAAACTGAAATCCTAAATACAATCAGCAACTATGAAAAACGGGTAATCGTTACCAGTATTAGATGTATTCCAGATTATGAAGAAAATGCAATTAGTGTGAGTCTAGAATATCAAATTATTGGTTTGCCAATTGTTGAAAATATTCAATTCGTATTACAGAGACCATAATGCAACCAAATAATCTAACAGCACTAGATTTTGAAGATATTAAATCTTCGATTAGGTCTTATCTAAGGACGAGGACTGAGTTTTCTGACTACGATTTTGAAGGGTCTGGACTATCGTATCTTATTGATGTATTAGCATATAATACATACTACTCATCATTCATGGCAAACATGTCTATGAATGAAGTATTTTTGAATTCTGCTACATTGAGAGATAATGTAGTCAATATTGCCAAACTATTAAATTATACGCCGAGATCAATTATCTCAGCAAAAGCATATTTCCATTTAACCTTACAGACTGAGCAGGTTGCTGGAGCATGGCCAAACAATGCAACCCTCAATAAGGGACCATGGGCAACAGGATCTAATTATACTTGGAATCTTTTGGATCCACAAACCGTTTCTGTCAATCAGACTACAGGAATCGCTACTTGGAGATGTCTTAAACTAACCGAGGGCAATGTAATTACATATTCATATGTTGTCAATACATTTGCTAAGCAGAGATATGTAATTCCAACATCTGATGCAGATATTGAAACTTTAAAGGTAACGGTAAGACCAAACGAATCTAGTACAACTTCAGATATCTATAATAAAGTAGAAAATATCACATCAATTTTACCAACAGACAGAATTTATTTTATATCTGAGACAGAGGATAAAAAATATGAATTGGTATTTGGTGATGGGACTATTGGTAGACAACTAGTAGACGGTGAGGTAATTACCCTAGAATATTTGGTAACATCGGGATCAAGTGCAAACGATGTAAGTCAGTTTACCTTGATTGGTAGAGGATCTGATAGTAATGGCACTTTATACAACTCTAATGATTTTGCTTGGACTTTAGCAGAGAAATCTAGATTTGGAGCAACTGCAGAGAGCATCGAATCCATTAAATTTAATGCTCCGAGATATTATGCTGCACAATATAGAGCGGTGACTGCTGCAGACTACGAAGCTATTGTAAAACAAATTTATTCAAATACTAAAACTGTAGTTGCTTATGGTGGGGATCAGATAAGTCCTCCTGTATATGGAAAGGTGTATATCGCAATAAAAACACTAACAGGATCAAACTTAAATGATACGACTAAGAAAAATCTTTCTAATCAGTTAAGAGCATATGCGATGGCATCGATTGAGCCAGTAATTATTGATGCAGATTCAATCTATGTTTATCCAAAAGTTTTTGTTTTCTATGATCCTGCTTGCTCCAGTAGAAGTGTTTCTGAAATCTCTTCTGATGTACAATCGTCAATTAATGATTGGGCAGTAGCATCAAATATCAATAATTTTGGTGGTAGTTTTAGTCTTTCAAAATTCCAAAAAGCTATCAGTCTTTCAAATAGATGTATTTCTGATATTTCTTCTCAAATTACTCTAATCAAATACATTAGACCATTTGCTGCTCAAACAAACACATATTGCATTACCACTGGATCGCCAATCTATGATAGTGCTCCTGGAAATAATGATCCAAATTGTAGCAAAGAACCAGTTATCAAGTCTGGAATCTTTAGAACTGCAGCTCTACCAACAGTAGATCAGCAATTTGAAGATGATGGAAAGGGTAAATTGATTACTTACTATAACAGTGGAAACAGAAAGGTTATTACTAATGCTTCTGCAGGCACGGTAAACTATGAAACTGGAGAAATTTGTTTTGGTCCAGTAAACATCATTGGCGCAGGTGGCAATAATCTTGAGATTATTCCTGGAAGTGGTGTTGATACCGATAATGATGGAGTAGTTGATAGTGGTGTTGTTGATGATAGTCTTACTGCAATTGACAATTTGGGAGATTTACAAATTCCAGTGCAAATTATTCCAGAAAACGCTTCAACAATTAGTAATCCAACACCAGGAACAGTCATTGAAGTTGTTACACCTGTAGTTACGATCGTCCCAGTTGGCACAACGCCTCCTCCAAATATTCCACTAAATAGTCTTACGCCAGGTGACTTTAATGTTGTACCAACAACAATTGATATCGCTGATATCGCTAATACTGGTGACTTTACAACAATCTCCTGCTTCTGAAGAAAGTAATGTCTATTAATAAGGTATCCCAAGCAGTCACAAAGCAAACACCTCAGTTTGTACAGGATTCTTATCCACTATTTCCTAAATTTCTAGAATATTACTATAAGTCTCAAGAGAAGACAGGACTAGGACAAAATATTCTCAATCAATTTCTAGAATACTTAAACATCGATAGACTTGATGTTGACATTTTAGGTGGTGCAACAAAAGTTGTTGAAGAAATTTCTGCAACTGATGATGTAATTATTGTAGAAAACGTTGATAAATTCCTTGAAACCAATGGAAGTATCTTAATTGGTGATGAGGTAATTTACTATGAAAAGGCAATTCCTTCTCCAAGTATTGCACTTAGACCAGGCATTTCTTATGATCAAGTACAATTAAAATGGAGCACCCTTGCTTCACTGATCGAGTCTTTTGACGGTCAAACCACAACATTTCCACTTACTTCTCAAGACAGTCCCGTTTCTCCTCCTTCGGCACAACATCTTATCGTCAAGGTTTATAATGAGGTGTTGGTTCCTAATGTTGATTATACCGTCAGTGGTAGTAATATTGTATTTACAAATCCTCCTAGAACTAGACTTCCTGCCGACGATACAATTTCAACAAGTATTACATTTTTAAATGGATTTATTGAAAATACGATTTATTCATTAGATGATATTTCTGGATCTTTTGGCGAAGGGAAAACTAGTTTTCCTGTAACTAGATCTGGATCTTCATACACTCCAATTGTTGATGAATATGTCATCGCTATCTATGACAATGAATTATTATTACCAAAGGTACAATTTTCTTTCGATGAAGACAGAATTTCGTTTAATTTTGCCCCATTAACAGGAAGACGATTATCACTATTCTCAATTGAGGCACCGATTCCTAGTTTTGGTAGTGGTGCTATTGGATTCTCCCGAGTTTCTGAAACTGGACAAATTACTTCAGTCGAAGTTTCTGAAACTGGATCTGATTATAGATTTGAATATCCACCTAAGATTACTGTTAAATCTGAAACGGGTCGGGATGCATCTGTAAAACCACTGGTAAATGGAATTAAAAACATTTCTCTTCTATCTGGAGGAAGAGGATACAGCAGCACAAATCCACCATTTGTTTCAATTCAATCTCCAACCAAGACTGGAAGCACAACAGCTAAAATTGAAGCGACTGTAAGTAATGGTGTAGTATCTGGATTGAGAATTATTGATTCTGGTAGTGGTTATACGTTTACTCCAAGAATTACGTTTGTACAACCTGGGGGAGCAGAATTAGCAAGACCTACAATTATTGCAGGATCGGTCACAGGACCTATTACAATCACTAATGCTGGATCTGGATATACTACCCCTCCTGATATCTATATCGACCCTCCTACGGGCGAGAATGGCATTGTAGCAACTTTTCAGAGCGTATTAAACTCAAATGGTGAA